GCGTAACAGTTAACTGTGGGTAACCGGATTTGTTAAACTTTGCCCGTGGCTGGCGGACCCCCGTTGGTGGGTTCGTTGGCAGCGCCGGCAGTTTTCTCTGCTCGGGATGGGCGGTCTTCCTTGGCCTTGCGGGCTCGGAAGAGCTTGGTGACTGGCGCTTTGATGGTTCCGGCAGTTCGCTTGACCGAAGTCTTAGCGGTGCCGGCTGTCTTGGTGGCCTTTGTCACACTCTTGGCAACCTTGGACTGGTCGCCTTTGGGGGCCGTGGGCACGGGTGTTCCCCCAGGAACGTTATGGGTCGTCCCCTGGTCATCGCACTGCGGTGTCGCGGTGGCTATTACGTCTTCGGCTAGGCTCGGTTCCACTAATTCGTCCTCCACCACTGCTAGTGATTTGGTGACGGGAGCCTTGCGCGGAATGCACAAAGGCGGGTAGCGGAGTTTGTCGAGCGTATTGGCAGTCTCAAGCCAGTCACGGAAACGCAATTGGTCAAACTCGCCAAGCTGACGCTCGAAAAGTTCTTCCATCCACTCAGCGTGGGCATTCGGGTACTGGACTTCCTTAATCCACCGCGCGTTCCAATTGTTGGCACGGTTAACGAAGTCATGACTGCCTGGGCGCTGTTCCATGACTGCCGACACGTACTCACCCACAACGGGGCTTTCAGCGTCGGTTAGCCAAAGCGCATAAGCCTTATCGACGAGCTTCTCTTCTTCTGAGATGCTATTGGCCATCGTGACAGTGAGATGAAATTTCGAGAGAGTGCGTGCGTAGTCGCACACGGATGTAGAATCGCCTTGCCAAACATCGGGCCCGTATTGCCTGGCTAGGAATTTGACTCCCATCTCTCCTCGTTCTTTCATGTCACACGTGAGCACTTGGCCCACGGATTTGGCAGTGTTGCTGTACACGCCCTGGTCGGCATCGGCTGTTAAGCCGTCATCGCCACCATACACTCCCAACCCGGCCCAGGCTTCTTGGACGGTGTGCATTCCGTCTCCTGCTGGCCGGGGGGTCTCACGCAAGGCACAGTACGCCACGAATGCGTTGAGCAGAGTATTGAAGACCGAAGTCTCCGGACTGCCCGACAAACGAGCTAAGCCCGAGTCGTAGCGCACGCCGAAACGTGTGACACCCTTAAGGTTGCGTTGGCTGCGTAGCAAATCTCCGAGTACTTCGTGATGCTCCGCGGCGAATATGCGCGACATCATGCAATCCTCCAAATAACGTGCCACTTCGCTAACCCTGCCGTCCATGCGGCTGAAGTCAGTTTCATAGACTCCACGCGCGGCGCCTGTGCACACCTCGGCCACCCGCATGGCCAGCTCCTCAGGCGTCTTGCCGAACGCATACCACTCAAATTGTTTCATGTGGTCCGCGAAGGCGTACATGAACATAGAGTAGTCGCGTTTATCGACTGGGCCAATGGTGCTGATTAAGCGGGGATCGCCAACGTTGCGCCCGGCTTCGCGTTTCATGAATGATTCAAGAATGCGTTTACGTAGCGTTTCATCGGCTTTGTCCAAGATGCGTAGCTGGGATGGCTTGCATTGGCGCTCACGCAACATCTCATAAGAGATAGGGTGTAGCGGATTTGTGGCGGCGGAGGCGATCAGGTTAACAAATTCCTTGATCCGGCGCGTGATGGTGGGCGTGAGAGTTGTCGAATTCTGCACCGCTGTGACACGTTTCTCCACGGCTGCCTCGTCATTGCTTTTACAGCAGTCAGGGGCGAATCCCTCATCAATGAGGGGGGCCATGAAGGAAACGACCGAAGGCTTAGCTTCCTGGTCGTAGGTGTCGGGGCGCTTGACGAACTGGTACCGACGGACTCGTTCTTCCGCAAGGTTCACAACTGGGGCGACTTCGGGGCGTGTGACAGTCCGATGGTACTCATAGAGCACTTCGTAACTTTCATCTTTCGCCTTGGCCGCCGCAATTTTATTCGTGACGTTGTAGATGGTGAGACCCGTCTTGGCCATGCTGGTGCGTTTAGCACTCGCAACTTTTTCATCGACAGTAATGGGCACAGAGTTGCACATATAAGAACCGGCTTTACCGGTGTGCATCATCAGGCCGTTCTTGTCATTAGTCGCGAGCCGCAAGAATCCTTGATCGACAATGTCCAAGCGTACTAGAGGCGCGGCAGGTAGGGTGCGCTTAGCAAACCAAGCAGCTACACCGTAGTGTTTGCTGTTCGGGGCGAGGAGAATGAGTTGGTGGTCGGCATCTAATTGCTTTCGTTCCACCATAAACGTAGAGTACGACCAAGTAACCAAGCCGAAGAGCTTACGCTCGACGGACACACAGTCGCCCTGCCAGTTCCAAACCTTGTGGTGGTATTGACCACCTCCACTAACTTGATAGTGGAAGACATTATTACTGTCGCACGTGAACGTATACTCTCCAGTGGATTTCGCGACCACGCTTGGCTGAAACGTGTACAGAACAGTGGGCTTAAAATTCCGACTTAAAAAGTACGGCATATCCACATGCTCATCCACGTCAACCATTGCGACAATGTCATTGGGGTTCGGCTCAAAGGCCTTAGGGGCGACACCCAAGTCCTTAGCCCAATAATAGGACCGGGACGTGAGGCGGCCGGCGCGAACGTCGGCCTTGGATGCCTGATAGAACACCACGTCTTTCCCTAGACGGGTACCCAAATTGTCGATCATCAGAGACGCTGCTGAGCGCACCGCCGCAGACACCCCATGGGTGTGCCCTTTGGCTGGTGGTAGCTCGACATGTTCGACGTCTGCAAAGACCGCGCGCAACCTTTCCGGCTTGTAGGGAAGGTGCGCGACATTTTCACTCAAGAAGCGCGAAATCTGGAGATCCAGTTCAAGCTCACGCTCCGAGCACTCGACAAAGTCCACGACAAAGTCATGGAACCAAGCTCGAGCCAATAAAAGGAAACCCATAAGTCTCCA